ATAAGTGATACCGGCGAAGTGAAAAGCCTTGCCACTCCCAGGCGAAACAGGGAAAACAAATATTATAACTATCAGCGAAAAGAGAAAATATTAAGCCCAAAAATAGTAGGGAAGGGGCATTTGGGAATTATGTTATGCAAGCGCCATTATTATATTCATAGACTTGTTGCCATTCACTTTATTGGTGAGCCACAAAATGTTCAGATAAATCATAAGAACGGTATTAAGACTGATAACCGGGTTGAGAATCTTGAATGGTGTACCCCGAAACAAAATATAATTCATGCAAGGGATATTTTAGGTAAATACTACGGCAATAAGAACGGACAAAAAAATATTGTAACTTTGAAATAAAGCCGCAAAAAACGGCATAAAAACGACACAATGCCTTTTGAGCCTGGAAATACATTAGGGAAGCAATTTAGCAGCGAGAATCAGCCGGAAAACCCCGGCAGGAAGAAAAATTTGCCTCACCTTCACGAATTACTGGAGGACGTTTTGGGTGATGAAAAGGATGGCGTGATTGCTGCTTCTGCTATACTGATGAAACTTAGGCACATGGCTATTTCAGGGAATGTACGGGCAGCGGAAATACTACTTGATAAATATTGGGGCAAAGCCAAACAGTTTATTGAGATAACCGGAAAGGATGGCGGCCCCGTTATTGAACTCATAATGCCGAAAGGTGAATGAAAATAAGATTAAAATATTTTTCACAATTACTGCAAAGCGAACCCTTACAGCTATACAACAGGGCTGGCCGATTATTGTCAACGAGGGCGGCGCCAGGTCAGGAAAGTCATACGGAATAGTTCAATGCCTTGTTTATTTAGCCACAAAATCAAAACTTCGCATCAGCATAGTATCTCATTCCCTCCCCCACATCAAGCGAGGTGCTTACCGGGACTTCCGGCAGATAATGGAAGATTGGCACATTTGGGATGATAACGAATTTTCCTACTCCGAATACGTTTACACCTTTAAAAACGGCAGCTACATTGAACTCTTTGGCCTGGAAGATAACGGCAAAGCCAGGGGGCCGGGCCGGGATATTCTTTTCATCAACGAAGCCAACCTGGTAAGTAAACTTTTATTCGATCAGCTTGCAATGAGAACAACAGGCCAGATACTTTTAGACCTGAACCCGGCAGACTTTGATTCGTGGTGCTATGTGATAGCTGATGAACCAAAGAACAAACAGATACACTCTACTTACCTTGACAACAAACAAAACCTTTCAGCCACTCAGATAAGTTACATTGAGGCTTACAAAGATGCCGGTGATCCGTATATGTGGGAAGTGTACGGACTGGGACACAGAGGTAAGTCCACTGAATCTGTTTACACAAACTGGAAGATAGTAAAGGAACTTCCATTGAAGGGCGAAATATGGTATGGTCAGGACTTCGGGTATAAGGTTGCATCCGCTTTAGTGCAAGTGGAAATGTATGAGGGTGCCATTTATGCAAATGAATTAATCTACCAAACCGGGTTAACGACAAATGATTTAATAGAAACTTACAAGTCTATATTTATGACTAAAACAGGTGAGATATACTGTGATGCTGCCGAGCCAAAAACGATTGAAGAGATGTTCCGGGCGGGGTATAATGTGCAGCCTGCGGATAAAGATGTTTGGGCTGGAATACAGAAAGTTAAGTCAATGCCGCTTTATATTACGGAAAATAGTATAAATTTGTTGCACGAGTTAAAAAACTATAAATGGAAAACTGATAAAGATGGGGTAATAAAGCCAAGCGAAGAGCCGGTTAAATTATTTGATCACGCTTTAGATGCTTTGAGATATGCAGTTTTTACGAAGTTATCAGGTCTTCAATATAGTTGGGTAGCTATTTAATCTGTACCATGCCAAACATATTCTCCCAATTAGGAAGTATTGTACAATCCTGGTTCTCCCGCCAGCAGACATCACAAGTAAGAATATTTACAAGCTCCACCACTGAGGTTTATCCGGACATAAACCAAACGACAGCGATCACAAAAGGATTTAACTCCAATACGGCGGTTTATTCAATCGTAAAGAAAGCGGCAAAGAAGTTCGGTGCCGTTCCGAGATATGTAGAGCCAAAGGGACAGGAGGGAAAGAGTGCATCAGAAACAATCGAAGGGCCGTTAATGGATTTGCTTGACCAGCCGAATGAGCTGCAGGGGCAGGATGCTTTTTATTCCATCGTGTATGCTTTTTACAAAGTTTGCGGGGAAAGTTTTATCTGGCTGAACCGTGGTGATACAGCGGCTTTAGGTGAGGATGGTAGTTATTACGATATTTCAGACGAAGAGCAAAGCAGAAAGCCAGTGCTTGAAATGTTTGTCATTCCGGCAAATAGGATGATAGTTGTTCCCGACCCCGGTAATATCTTCGGGGTGTTTGGGTACATCCTGGAATCTTCAGTACGGATAGCGATAAGGAAAGTAGATATAATTCACTGGAAGGATATTAACTTAAACTTTGATGTGGTAACTAAAGCCCACCTGAGGGGGTGGAGTGCTTTAGCATCAGGGTATAAGACTTTAGAGGCCAATAACAGTGCTACTGATATGACGGTAAGGATGAACCAGAACGGAGGGGCAAAGATGGTGTTGGCTGAAAAGAGTTTAACGGCCTCCAGGAATGCGGTGCAGCAATCACAGTTAGAAAAAGTATTTGCGGAAAAGATAAACAATGTTGATGTGAAGGGTGCCGTCATTGGTATGCAAGGTGATTGGAATGGGATTGATCTGGGCATGACTTCAGTTGATATGGAAACACTGAAAGGAAAAGAATTTTCTATGCAGGAGCTTTGTTTTTTACTCGGTGTGCCTTATGAGTTCTTTGACTCCCAGGTAACGTATGCGAATAAAGCCGAGGCGCAGAAAGGGTGGATAGTAAACGAGATCATGCCGGATGCTAAACAACTGGACGGGGAAATGAGCCGGGTGTTATGTAAGTCTTTTGGCATGGAGAAAACAGCGACAATATGCAGCGACTTTGACGATTTACCGGAACTGCAGGAAGATAAGAAAACACAGATAGAATGGTTAACTAAGGGGCCGTTTACTGTTAACGAGGTCAGGCAGGCAACGGGTTATGAAGATTCAACAGAGGAGGGGGCCGATGAAATTTTGCTGCCTTCTGGACTTTCAAAGCTGGCTGACTTGTCCGGCGATGGTGGTGATCAATTAGTAAATGATTTATATGCTAACAACGGAGCAAATAGAGGCAATGGTAAAGAAAAAGTACCCCAAAACTGATAAGGAGAGTTGGTGCGCTCAGGAGAAAAGGATAAATCAGGATAAGCGGGATTGGTACAGGCAGATTTTGCGGGAACGGCAGATTGATATACCGACACTGAATTAAAAAACCGATGTAGAAACACCGGCTTTAACTAACCCTATGAAAACTTAGACAAAGATAATGACAACGCAGCAATATAGCGCCAAGCATATCCGCCGGATGAAGTTGTTTGAACGGCAGCACCTGAAAGCCATCTTTACAGCCCTGCGGGACCAGATAAACCCGGTGGTAAAAGTACTAAGGGAGCAAGGAATTGAGGCTGCATTGAACTCCCTGGACACCGTAGAGATAAATTCACACCTTGCCCCACCGATAAGGGATATTTATAAGGACGTTGGCTTGTACTTTGCCAATAAAACCATATTTGATTTAAAGCAATCAGAGAAAAAAGGCGGCTTCGGATTTAATGCAGAATTTCTCCGGGACATACTTAATTATTTCGCCCGGTATCTTTTAACCAAAGCCGTTCTACCCATTAGCGAAACATTGAAAAACCTCATATTGAATGTATTGACAGAAGGAATGAAAAACGGGGATGGCGCCGACAAGATCGCCTACCTATTAGAAAGCCCTGAGTTTACTTTAATAAGGGCAAGGCTGATAGTGCGGACTGAATCAAACAGGGCTATGAATTACGGGCAGTTGTTGGGGGAAAGTAAATCAGAGTGGGAAAGTACAAAGCGGTGGATTGCGGCAAAGGATTCCCGGACAAGGGACAGCCACAAGGATCACTCCGGAGTGGATGGAACGATAATTGATTTCAATGACCGGTTCCACGTTCCTATTTATAAATCAGTTGGTGGAATACCAGGGAAGAGAAAAGGGATAAGGATGCAGGTCGGGGTGGATCTGATGACAGGTCCAGGTGATATTCACGCATCGGCGGGGAATGTTTGCAACTGTAGGTGTACTTTAGCATTTAAGGCGAAGCGGGATGAGAATGGAAGGTTGGTAAGAAAAGTAAATCAAAATGTCTATGCCTAATCCGAACATAGGAGAAGATAAAGAAACTTTTATAAAGCGCTGCATGGGCGATCCGGAGGCTGTTAAATCATTCCCGGATGAGAAACAGAGGTATGCGGTTTGTGTATCAAAGTTCGCAAAGCATTCGGCAAAATCTGCTAAAGTACATCCGGTAGTTGAATGGGTTACTGGTTTTGAAACTAAGGTGGAGGAGATTAAAAATAGCGTTAATGGAAATGGTCAGTTAGTAACAGAAACAAGTAACGAATTAAAAACCGTACTTGGGCGCATACAGAGGAAGATGGATGAGAAGATTGAGGAAAAGGCGGCAGTAGATGAGAGAAATATAAGCCAACTAATTGAGTTGATTAATTCCAAAGATTATAAGCCGGAGATAAAGTTAGATCCGGGCATAGGTAGTTTGCGGGAGGAAATGTTAGTTTTGATGGGGCAATTCAGGGAAGATATTATGAAAAAGAAAACCTGGGTACATACCATTGAACGTGATAAGAACGAGTTGATTAAAAAAATAACTTCTATATCTTTGTAGTATGGCAGACAATGTAATTTTAAATGCCCCGACCACAGTAGGTTCCACCATTGCCACAGATGATGTAGGTGGTATTCAGCACCAACTTGTAAAGGTTGAGTTTGGAGGTGATGGGGTGGCTACTCCCGTTACTGCGGCGGCTCCATTACCTACTACCGATGCAGCAGCAGAGGCATCAGTAAGTTCTATTGATACAAAAACACCCGCATTGGGCCAGGCACTTGCGGCAGCATCAGTACCCGTAGTTTTAACGGCAGCGCAGATAACAACGCTTACACCAATAGCAGGAAACCTTGAAGTAACACAACTTTTAGTAAAAGCCAAAACGGATAATCTTGATGTATTATTAAGTACAAGAACAAAACCA